CATGATACTGACGTCGGCCCGCTCCTCTGCCACGCGCTGCCGAACGGTTTCCTCGTCACCCTGGCGGAAGCGGATAAAGCGCTTGTACTTGTTCAGGGCTACGGTCAGCTCTGCCATTTCCTCAATGGCCTGGTCGATCTGCGCCATACTGCCGAAGCGCTGAACAGCGCCCTCATAAAGGGCCATTTCGTGCTGCTGCGGGGTCATTTCCTGTTTCTCGTCCATGATGCTTGTCCTCCTAAAATTGATTTATACGCGCTGCCCGGCGGCCTTTAAGGCGTCTCGCAGCGGCTTGCGTCGTTTCAGAATACTCATTGCCCGGTTGGTGTCCTGCTGGTACTGGCAGCGCATTTCAACGGGGTCGTCGCTCTGGTAGTAGCCCCTGCCGTTCTGTTCGCACATAATCAGCAGGCCGGCCGCTCTGGCCTCCTCGATTGCTTTGCGTGCTGCGCGGTCATTCATGCCCAGCTTTGCGGCCAGCGCCTGCCGGGTGATGGCGTTCCGCCGGCCGTAGGGGATCGCGGTTGCCAGCATGGCATAGTAGGGATTGACGCATAGTGCCTTTTCCTGGCCCTCGTCGTCCGGGAGGGCCGCCAGCTCGTCCGGCTCAAACAAAACCGACACAGGGGCTTGCAAGGCGGCCTCCAGGGCTTTCATGGTCTCTTTGTTGGGTAAACAATGGCCGTTCTCAATCTTTGAGTAAAGAGAAACGTCCATGATAGGGCAGCGGGGCCGCAGCAGCCTTACGACGTCAGGCTGTGACAGGTCCAGGTCCTCCGCGTCGTACAACTCCGTTCTGGCAGCGCCGTAAAGCTCCTCCAGAACGGAGAGCTGCGGGCCGGTCGGCAGGCACACGCCCTTTTCATAGCGGGAGACCATGCCCACGTCGGCCCTCGGCTCAACCTCTTTGAGCCTTGCCGAAACCTGCGGCTGTGTCAGTTCCAGCGCCAGCCGCTTTTCCTGTAAATGGTTCATGCCCTGCCTCCTTCACAGGTCTTTTGCCCATCGCTGCTTATCGCAGGTGGGGGAAGTGGTGTTTCTTGGCCTACTGGGGCAATCCCATGATTTCCCTCGGATGTCTGCCTCTTTATGTCATCCAGACGCCACAAGGCTTGTCCCAGGCTCGTCACGCAAAATGTAGGTGATGATTTTCTGGTAGCCCAACTCCCGCGTAACGCGTGCGGCGGCACCATAGAGGAAGGAACAGGCGTGAGGCGTCCCGTCCGTGCATAGTCTAAGAACTTCAAGCGTTTTCCCGTCGCATAGCGCCCTTGCAACAGGACGCCCGACTTGGACAACGCCTACGAGCTTGTCGCCGCAAGCACAACCGATGCGAAACTTGTCTCCGATGCGGCTGCTATGGTGGCGGTGCAGGCGGTCAACAAATGCGTTTGCATCCGGACGCTCAAGGGGGACGGCCTTTAATCCCACGCCTATCCCTCCTCATACGGGCTTGCAAGGGACCAGTCCCAGGTGCTCCCGCCGTTCCATTCGGTCCGGAAGTAGTTGCGCCGGCCGTCGCCGGAAAAGAACAGGTATTCTTTCGGGAGCACACGGCCCACGTTGCCGATGCAGCTTTCTTCCATGCGCCAGCGGATTAGAACGTCCTGTACCAGGGCTTTGATCTCCGGCGTCACGGGGTTGTCCTCGTCGTAGCCGTGGAACTGGTGCGGCGCGGTGGTGACTTCCACCAGGTCGCCGTAGCCGGCGTCCACGCGGTTGCAGATGCACCAGACGACGGCTGCCTGCTCCGTTATGGAACAGCCACGCGCCTCGCCGTAGACGGCCTTGGAGATCACCTCAACAGGGGAGGGAAGCTCGTATGTAACCGGCTCCGCCGCCTTGGTGTCATAGGCGGCGTTTACTTGATCCGCTTCCGGCAGCACAAGCGCCTGTGTGACTGGAACCGTTGGCGCTGCTGCCTTTTCTAACTTGTCGGCCATTTGCTTTTCGGCGTCTGCGCGGACGTAGACAGCCAGGATCAGGGCCGCCAGGAGAAGAACAAAGGACAGAATCAATAGCTTTCTGCTGCGCCGCCTCCGGCGCTGTAGTCTGGTGCTTCGCTGCCGGTGATAGAGCTGAAGCAGTTCCTCGTCTCTCATACCGGCGTCCTCCGGCGGTTCTTGCCGCCGCAGCGCTTCACATTGGCGTTCACCTTGCGCTGCGCAAGGTCGGGGTCGTAGACCGGCCGTTCAAGCTCATCCGTGCCGGCGTAGCCGCGCTTCAGCTCGTCATAAATGGCGGTGGTAGAGCAGCCCAGCTTAACGGCCATCACAATCGTGCGCTCGTCTGCGTCGTACATCTTTTTGAGCTGCTTGCGGTCTTTCAGGGTCAGCCGTGCCATGCGTACCTCCTCCTTTCGGGGAAAAATAAAACCTGGAGAACCACTTCGTGGTTTCCAAGTTTTACGGTAGCATTTACAGCTGCAAATGTCAAGAGTAAAACTTGGATTTTTTGAAAATATTTTTTGTGTTCCCCGTGAAACCTGCGAAAAGTCAGGCGACGCTTGCAAGAAAAACGGAGAATAGGTCGTTACTCGTGTGCCAGTCCAGAAGCAAGCGCGGGTAGTTGTTGATCCAGTCGATCACCTTTTTAACGGCACGGTTGGTAACATGGGTGAAGTCCGTCCCTTTCGGGAAGAACCAGCGGATCATTTGATTCTGCTTCTCGTTGCTTCCCCTCTCGCCAGGATAGCGCGGGTGGCAGTAGTAAACGATGGTGCGCGTCTCACCTGGGCGCAGCTCGCTGTCGAGAACCTCCACGCGGCCGCGCTTGATCTCGTCATAGATCGCCTGGTCGCTTACGCCGATCTTCCGGGCGATAGCCGGCGCCTTGCAGCCCTGCTTTAGCATTTTCTCTATCGTCAGCTTATCGTTCCATGTAAGTCTCGGCATAGCGAGGCCCCCTTTCGTTGCCTTAATTTTATAATAATGTTTCGGGCTTCGTCAATACGGTAAACCTTGTGATACCAGGTCAGCAGCAGCCACAAAATATAGAAGAAAGAGGCGCCCGCCTGGGCGCCTCTTTCTTGTTTATATGCGGTTGAAAACATTACGAAGCCGTGATATACTAAAAAAAACAATTACAGTTTATCTTTCAGGGCGTTGTACATGATCTGCGCCACGGCCTCGCGGGTGATGGGCTTCTGCCAGTCGTAGTTGCCCTGGCCATCGCCGTTGAAGATGCCCTGGGCCTTGCACCACTCTGTTGCTTCCTTGGCCCATTCAGTGGGATTGTCTCCAGTGCCGGCAGCCTCCGCTTTCGTGGAGTACGCAGGCTTACCATAGCCGCGCAGGTATTTCCCGTTGCACGAAAGCGTCCGCTCCTTGACTGAGTTGGAGTAGTTGCCTTCAATGACAATAAGGGAGGTTCCCAGAACGGCAGCCACGATGCCGACGTGATCGGCCGCGCCTGTGTTGTCTCCCGTACCGGTGTCCTGCCAGTCGTAGAAAACTACATCGCCGATCTCCGGCGTGATAGCCTCGTTTTCCTCCCACTTGCTGGCAGTGTGGTTCTTGTATAGCTTGATCATGGCCTCGCAGCCGCATTCCGTCGGTGCGATGTCCGTAAGGCCCGCCTTGATAAACACGGCAGATACGAAGGTGGCACACCAGGCGTCGTCATACTTGACGGCATACCCACGCGCCAGGGGCTTGTGGGAGTTGTAAAGATCAATAATCTTCTGGTGGGTTCCGTCGCTTTCCTTGCAGCCAAGCCATGATCTGGCGATAGCCACGACGTTTTCGCGGATCTGCTGCTCTGTCATTCTGTTACCCTCTCACTTCCGTACAGCTCATTGTGCAGCGAAAGCACAGCGGCTTCGATGGCGTTCTCCACGTCCTCCGTGTTAATGTCATATCCCTTGGAAGCCATGTATTTGAGAACGTACTTCTTCTTTTCCTCTGCCTGGGTGCTTTTGAAAAGCTGCTCGGCAGCGGAAACGGCGATGCTCGTCCACTTCTCCATCTGCTCCAGGTCGCAGGCGGCCGCCTTTTTCTTGATCCAGGGGATCACAAAAGCGGAGACCAGCGCAGCGATCAGCATGATGGCAGCGTTGATGATGGTGGTGATGTCCATAGAGAATACTCCTTTCAGCCGATAAGGCGCTCACGGTTTACGCCACTTACTCCCGTCTGGAGTAAGAAGCCCAGCAGGAACCACACCTTGTCTTTGATCTTGCCCAGGCAGATTTTCTTGCCCAGCGCCTCGTCGTAGTTTTCAGCGCTAACGCAGGCGCTGCTTTCGACAATCTCAAAGCCGTTGCGGAGGACGGCGCGGACAACCGTGCATTTCTCTCCGAGAGTTGAGGTATGCACTTCCGCAATGAAATCGTCAACCATGCTCTGGCTGATGCTGGGCTTGTCCGTTTTCAGATCTGCATTGACGGTCAACGGAAGATATGCCCCCTCGAACACGTCTTTGGGAGACCAGCTTTCGTAGCCGTCCGCATAGACCACCTTGTAGCCGTCCTTGCCGTCCCTTTCGGCCGGCTCTGCCTGGATCACCTTTGTCCCGATGTACTTTTGCATGATAATTTCCTCCTAACAGTCTCGTTTATTTTCCTGCCCCTCCTGGGGCTTGGTCTCGTTCTTCTTGCCGTCCGGCTTCTCCGCAAGAATGGTGCGCAGGCACATGAAAAGCAGCTCCCCGCCCAGAAATGCCAGGATCACGCCCAGCAGGCCGGTGGCGTCGTTACCCGTCCGTGAGAGGATACGCAGCGCGTAAACGCTGCAAGCCGTGCCCCAGGCTACGCACCAGGCCACGGTCAGCTTTGCGAACAGGTGATTGATCTTTTTCCGCTTGCGCGACGAATTTCTCATAATTTCGACACTTCTTTTGAGGCAATCTTATTGATAAAGGCGGTGTACTCCGTCATGGCCTCCTCAGCAGCTTCCTTGGCCGCTTCCACGTTGCCGTTGTTGTGCCCGCCGGTAAGGGCATTTGCCGTCACGACGGATAATTGGAGCGTTGCACTCATCATCTGCATTGACAGCCGGCTTTCCTCGGCACGCAGCGCGGCCCGCTGCTCGGTTTTCTCGTTTTCCTTTTTCGTATCCTTACGCTCCTTTGCGGCAATCGCCTCTATAATGGCAACCAGGAGCGTGAATACTCCCGGAATTATGTACTGTCCCATCGCCAACACCAGCCTTTCTTTTCAAAGCATAGCAAAGGAACGCGGGCTTTTCGCCCAAAACAGGAATATTTTTTGGAGGTGTGAACTATGGCGAACAAAGATAGAGATTTAAGCGATCCTTATGTGAAGTGGTATTACAAGCATCAAAAGGAGCTGTCAATACGAAGAACGGTATTCGGGGTAGCTCTGTTAGTTGTAACGATCGGTTCCGCTCTGTATGCGTTGTATACGGAATATAATGACCTGCTTTTCCTGATTGTGTGTGGGATAACTGCGGTGCTGTTCATTTGGATCACCATTGTCCCCCTTGTTTTGGGGTTCATTGAAGATTTCAAAGACGGAAGCGGATGGAGGGACGTAAAGTACATTTGCGCTTTCGTGGCCGCCGCATTAGTGCTATTTGGGATTGCCAGCGCCGCAAAGGAAGCTGGATATTCAGATGGGTACTATTCTGCCATAGGTTCCTTGCAAGAAAACTACTATGAAGAGTGGCACAATGAGGGGTATGAAGAAGGACGCGAAGAAGGATGGAAACAGGGGTATAATGCCTGTATGTACGATTATGATATTGAGTAAGAAAACCGCCGGGCATAGCGCCAGGCGGTCTCTTTTTACGGTGCGTATTTCTTCCAGGGGTTGTTCTTGTCGCTGTCATAGCGGGAGTGGAACAGGGTGTAGGCGTCCTCGTAGCCAAGGCCCTCGCTGATCATTGTCTCAAGTATACCGATTACCTCCTCTTGTTTCAGGCTTCCGTCGTCGTTTGCAAGGTCGGTCTGGGCCTTAAACTGGATCACGTCGCTGTCTGCCACGCCGGCGTAATCGGTCGCGTATGCGGTGTTGCTTGCGCCGATCCGCGTCAGCATAGTATTTGTGGCTCTCTCTTTGGCAACGTCCTTTGCCGCTTGGAGAATGGCTGCCTTTTCTTTCGTGGTTATGCCGGTGGAAAGGTTCCGCTCCGCATAGTCCCAGTAAAGGGCCAGGTACTTGGTCTGGTAGGTCACATACTGTTCGTCAGTCAGGGCGTACTTCACGTCGTTGCCGTCCTTGACGTAGGTGTTCATAACCGACGGCATATACGAGGTTTCGCCGGTAGCTCTGACGACGGCGTAAACGGCGTCCTGGGCGGCCGTGGTCTCGCCACTCTCGCTGGCTTTCCGATACTCATTCACCATATCCAGCACCACCTGGCGTGTGTGACGGCGCTCGTTGGTGTCTGCCTTGTCTCTATTGAGGGTGTTGAAGTTGGAGTAAAAGTCGGTCATGCTGCTGTCGAGCTTCGCGGTAATGGCCTTGTCCATGTTCTCCGGGTCGCTCTTTTTCGCCTGCGCAGATCCGTCTGCCTGGTCGTACATCCAGTTGATAAGATCCTGGGAGTAGGCGTTGTCCTTTAAATAGGTGGACTTCACGCCAAGGCTGTAGTCCGGGTCTTGCCCCACGGGGAACAATGCTCTCGGAACTTTCCAGACGTAGCCAAGCACCTGGTTCCCGAAGTAGTCAACCATTGCCGGGCTTAAATTGAACGCCTGCCCCATCCAGTAGGCCATTTTACTGGTGCTGCTGTTGTAGCGGTCTTTCGGCTCCAGGTACTGCATGGTCGCACTCTCTATCGGTTTGCCCAGGAAGTCACGGTTGGCAACCATATAGGCGCCTACACCAAATAGGCCGGCGCTTCCAAGGGCGCCCGCAGTGGTGTCGATCAGGCCCTGCTGTGTGCCTGCTTGGGCAATGTTGCTGGGAAGCTGCGCCAGGTCGGATACTACGCTGGGCAGGAAGTTGTCTGTTGCGTAGTCGTAGAACTCGTCAAAAGCGTGATCGTTTCCACCGATGTAGCTTTCCATGCAGGTTTCAAAGAACGAAGTCATAACGGCCAGCTCACGCGGCTTTGGAATTGTGAAATACTTTCCGTCGCCCAGGGGGATGCACCAATAGCTGTTCTTTGTGTAATTGGAAAGCTGCTGATAGTCCTTTGCGCTCTCGTCGTCGTGGCTGTTCAGCGCGTACATGATGGCTGCCAGGATGGCACTTGCTGTGAAGAACGCGATCCAGCGGTTCCGCACAGTCTTTGCCCGTTCTCCTTTTGGGGCGTCCTCGCCAGTGAAGTACCTGTTGAATTTGTCGATGCCCTGCACGCTGGCGTTGAAAAACGGAACTGCCTTGTTCACGTCGCGGGACATATAGCCGGCGCGGCGGAAATTGGTGGTGACGTCCATTGCCTCGTAAAAGGCCTCCTGCGGGGACAGGCCCGCCTGGCGCATGAGCTTGTAGGTCGCAAAGCGTGGCCCCTGCTCGATGGTGTCGCTGATGAACGTTACCCAGTTGACGGGGTTCATGGTGTCCAGGACGCGCTGCGCGGTGGTGGTCGTCAGCTTCTTCCTTGCCTTTCGTGCCAGGTCAGCGTCCGCAGAGTAAGCGGAGGTGTGCCCGCCGCCCATTGCCAGGTATTCTGCGTACAGCGGGTTAATTCCTCGGCCGCCTCTGAACCGCTCGTTGAAAGCATTGACGTAGCCGCTTCCGATGGCTGCCAGGGCCTTGAATGGGCGCTTATCCTTTGAAAAAACGGCAAACGTACCAAGGTCACGCGGCGCATTGGAGAAGATAGACCAGACGGGGTTGTTGCCGGTGATGTTGGCAGTCATGAAGCGGGTGGTGAATGCGTAGGCTTCCAGCCAGCCGTGGAGCTTCGCCGGCGTCATAGAAGTAATGCTCTCCAGCAGCAGCTTATCGTTGATCTTCCAGAACTCCGGCTTGCCGTTCACCATGACGGTGACGACGTTCCCGTGGGCCTTGCCCCTGGAGAATTGCAGCATCACGTCGGACAGGTTGGATATAATCTTGTCGGCCATGATCTTGTCGTCGGCTTCCAGGTCGCTGTCCTTGAACGCTTCGCCCAGCTGGACCTTTACGCCGGTCATGTCAAAAGACTTCGGAACCATCGGCGTGGGGATCTTCTCCATCAGGGAGGCGTCGGCGCCCTTATCCAGGGCAGCGTTCCGCAGCTCATACATGACGTTGTTCCGAACGCCCACGTTTACCAGCAGAACGATCTGGTCAATGATATTATCAACGGGGTGGACAATATCAAGGCCGCTGCCCTTTGCCCGCTTATACGGGCTTGCCTGGTTCGCGTAGCCTCGCTTCGCTCCGGCACGGCCGGTCTTTGCCAAAGAGCGGTTGAACGGCACATAATTGGGCCAGCGCTGCTGCCATTCGGCCAGCTGATCCGCGCCGATCACCTGTGTTTCAACGCCCCACGCCTTATTGAGATCTGCAAGGAACTGGTACAGGCGCTTTGCTGCTGCTTCAAACTGCGGGTACTGCTGCTCCAGCTCCATCTGCCGGCGCTGCATCCAGGCGGTGCTGTTCTTTCGGTCGTCAGCAAATACGCGCTTGCCCTCTGCCAGGTATTCCGGGCCGTGCCTCATAATGAGGTATTCGCCAAAGGCCTTGTATTCCTTCTTGCTGCGGGTGTTTACGCCGTGCAGGACAGTTTTCAGGCCGGGGCCGATGTACTGGCCGTCGGTACCCGTCAGATCGCTGGTGATGATCCGGCCGGCTATGGCGTCGCTGTATGCGCTGTTGGTCGCCAGCTTATAGACGCTGCTGCCGTTGGCTTCGTCGAATAGCTTAATGCCGTGGTTTGCGTCGATCCACGCCTGGTAAAACTCGTTGCCCATCTGCCGGATCTTCTCTCCATGTGTCCGAAGATCCGGGCCGCCCTCCTCGCGCAGGCGAACGCTGCTCTCTGCGCTGTCGGCGTCCAGGGAATAATAGGCGTTTACGTCGTCTGCAAGCTGTTCCAAGGTTGCGAGGGTTTTCCCGTCCAGTTTCCCCAACAGATATTTAGTAAATGCCGGGTAGTCAATGGCGGCCGTCTCTCTGTTTTGCAGGAACTGCCGCAGAAACTCCGCAAGGCCCTCGCTGTCGTACTGATCCTCTTTATAGCCGGCAGAGAGATCGCCCAGGGCCTTTTCCAGCTCTGCGTGCATTTCCTTGGTGAGATCGTCGCCCAGAATGGAGAAGCGGTCGTCCAGGGCGTGCCCCAACTCGTGGCACACGGTGGGCAGGTCGTTTGCGATCCGGCTTCTGATGCCCTTATCGCGTGGGTTGAACTGCCCGCGCACGCCTGTGCCGCGCACGTGGCCATAGGTAACATTCAGACCGAAGTCGTGCCGGATCTGCGCGATAATATCAGAGACCGGCTTTGGCGCCGTGTCGCTGCTGCCTACGCGCTTTGCCGTCCAGCGTTCCGGGTGCGGTATGCCGTCGTTGGTAACGTCCTTGCTGTAGAGAACGCCCTTACCGGGTGAGACTTCCCAGGAGGCCTTGGGCAGGTTCCCTTTCGGCTCCGTGGCTGTAATCAGCTTGCCCTGGCGCTGCACGCCTCTGAAATACTTCCTGATCTCGTCCATGTAGTCGCGGGTCTTGCGGTTGTTCTGCCAGCCGGAGGAGGTTTCTTTCCCGACGCCGCTTCCGTCGCCCTCGTAGACCATGAAATAAACACGGCCATTGGGCAGGATCGCCTTTGCGGTTTCAAGAATGACATTCGCCCTGGCCGCCGGCTCCTTTATCACGTTGAGGACGTTGGCGCAAGTGGCGGTGTCTGCCTTATACCCTCCACGCAGATAATTCAGGGTGTCGGCATTCACGGCCTCGCTGCGGTTGTAGGGATCAAATACCAGGTTCAGCGTCCCGATGGATTTAAGGTAGTCCGTCGCCAGGTCGAACTTGCCGCCGCCAATGTCGATATTCACTTTTCCGAACTTCACGTTCTTATCCTTGAAAAGGGCCGGGATCTGTTTGATGGAGGTTTTGGCGCTGCTGATCTCCTGGGAAACGGTGTCTGCCGTGTTCTCGGTATCGACCAGCAGATCCGCTCCGCCGTCCGCATCGTCAACGCCCATGTCGCGGTTGCTCTCCGGGTTCAGCTCGGTCATGATCTCCATTTCCCGCGCACGCAGTTTCACAAGCTCGTCTGCGCGGTCAAAGGGAGCGGCCGCCGCTTTCTCCAGCTTGGCGATAGACGCCTTGTTTTCAGAAAGGCGGGCCTGGGTGTTTGCAACGATGCCGTCCAGGCGCTTCGGGATCGCCTCAAGTGCCTGGATAGTGCCGGCTGCGCTCTGCATATTGACCGTGCCTCTGTATTGGGCCTCGCCACGCAGCAGCATATCGCCTTTGCTGGTTAGAAGCAGCTTGAAGCCGGCGAAGCTGCCAACATCGGTGTTGTTCTCAATGTCGCCAATTTTCAGGACGTCCTTTGACTTTCCGATTAACGCCTCGCCTGCGGTCTTTCTCTCGTCGTAGGTCTTACCGTCCAGGGTTAGCTTAAACTTGTCTCCTGCGGTGTCCTGGCGGCTTGCAAGGTCGTTCTTGTAGCGGGTAAGGTATTCCTCGTCCTGGGCAATCTCTGCGCGGGCCTTAACGATCTTTTGCTTGGCCTCGTTGGCCTCCTTGGTGTGGGCACGTTCCAGGTTTTCCAGGGTGTTGATCTGTTCGGAAATATCGAACTGTTCCAGGATAAGGGGATTGTCAGAGGCAATGGCGGAGATCTCCGCTGCGCTGGTGGCAAGGTCACCGTCGCCGGCAGCCTCGCGCCCGGTGTAGTTGCCGGACATAACCTGGTGGATAAAGATTGCCTTTCGTTTCAGCGTGTCCCATTGCCGGCTGTCGAAGGTGCGCTTCGTGACGTAGGAATAAACCTCGACTTCCGCGTTCAGGTTCTTCTGGCGGAGTGCGCGGCCCTCGTTCTGTTCAAGGTCGCCGGGGCGGTCTGGCGCGTTCAGCTCATGCAGGGCCACAATGCGCTTTTGCACGTTCATGCCGGTGCCCATCTTGTCAGAGGATCCGATCAAAATACGCACGTCTCCGTCATTGACTTTCTTGAAAAGCTCCTCCTTTGCGGCGTCGCTGGCCGCGTCATGGATAAAGGCAATCTGTTCTTCCGGCACGCCCATACCGACAAGCAGGTTCTTCATGTCGGAATAGATGCAGGCGCCGCGTTCGGCGTCCTTTCCTCCGGGCACGCCACGATCACAGAAAACAAGCTGCGTGCCGTTCTTCTGTGCCTTTCCGTCCTTGCCGGTAAAGGTGGCGCTGCGCTTCCATATCTGGTAGAGGTTGTCCACGCACTTCATGATCTTGCCCTCGTCCTCGTAGGGGAGAGCCGGGTTAATCATGTGCTGGGAATAGCTTACCATCTTGCCGTCGCCCATGATCTTGAAGATATGGTCGCCGCCCTTTGTGCCGCCGCTGCCTTTCAGGCTTTCTGCCCGTTCGCTCAACTGCTGCATGAACGCCTGTTGGAAGTCGCCGGGTTCGCACTCGACGACAATTCGCTTTCCGCCTTTCATCTTGGGAATATCCAGGTACGGAAGCTCCTCCGCGTCAACGATCACATCGGAAAAGGCGCGGAACATCTGCTGCATTTCGGCCATGTTCTTATAGCGGGACAGGCTCTGCTTAATGTCGTAGCCGGTTCCGCTGGGCTTCATGCGGCGAATGCTGGTGACTTCTCCGAACTGGTTTACCCAGGCGTCGAAGTTGGTAAGACCCTTTGCCTCCAGAAGATCCGGCTGCAAATAGCGCTGCATGGTGTAAAGCTCAACAACGCTGTTCATAACCGGCGTCGCGGTCGCAAAGACAATGCCGCGCCCGCCGTTCAGCCTTTGCAGATAGCGCACTTTCATGTAGAGGTCAAGCGCACGCTGGGATCCGCTCTTGTCGCCCATGTCGGCCACGCCCTGCATTTTGGTGGTATAGAACAGGTTTTTGAAGTTGTGGGCCTCGTCTACGAACAGGGCGTCAATGCCAAGCTGCTCAAAGTCGATATTGTCAACGTCCTTTTTGCCCTCATTGACCAGGTTCTTCAGCTTGGCTTCAAGTGATTTTTTGGAGCGTTCCATATCGCGCACGCTGGGATCCTTGCCCTTTGCCCGCTTGCTCTCCAGGATTGCCTGCTCCAGGCTGTCGATCTGCTCCTGGTAGAATGCTTCCAGGCTCGTATCGCTCATGGGTATGGCTTCAAATTGCTCGTAGCTCATAATCACGGCGTCGAAGTCGCCGGTGGCGATTTGGTTTGCGAAGATCTTGCGGTTCTTCGCCGTCAGGCTGCCTTTTTCAACAACCTTGATCTTTGCTGCCGGGAAGTAGGAAAGGAACTCATTGCCCCATTGTGCCACAAGGTGGTTCGGTGCGATGAATACCGGCTTTTTCACAACGCCAAGCTGCCGCAGCTTCATGGCTGCCGCTGCCATTTCATAGGTCTTTCCGGCGCCGACGCGGTGTGCAAGCAGGGTATTGCCCCCGCTGCTGATGATCCGCTGCACGGCGTCCAGCTGGTGCGGCCGCATCTTCATGTCCGGGTTGCTGCCGTTCACGGTCAGATTGCTGCCGTCATATTTGGGGGTGACAGTGTTGTTGAACGTGTCGTTATACTGCTTGCCAAGCTCCGCGCGGCGGCCGGCATCTTTCCAGAGCCAGCGGGAGAACTCCGCCAGCACCTTTGCCATTTTCTCCTGGGCCGCCTGGGTCGCCTGAATATCCAGCACGCGGTTATCGCCCACGGTGCGCCAGACGGAGACGGTTTTGTTGTTCAGGGCAGCAGGGAGGATAGAGGCGTTTTCGGATCCGACCAGCGGCCGGTCAGACGTGCCCCATTCTGTGGTATTCTCCGGGCGGGAGCGCATCCAGTTGTCGTTGATGGTGACGAAGTATTTTCCAACCTGGCGGTTGTAGGTCACTTCCACGGACGGAACCTGCCCGCGCTTATAGTCGTAGGTCGTGCCGCCGCCCAGCATTTCAGATGCAAACTGGCTGTAAACGCTGTCCGGGATCCATGTGGCGCCCAGGCGCACGCTCACGTCCTCCGGCGCAATGTCGGCGGGGATCACCTTTTTCAGAGCATCCACATTGCGCTTGTACGCGGGGTCTGCTTCCGCCAGTGCCTCTGCGTCCCGCAGTTTCGCCCGGACGTTGCCGGAAAGATACTGCGTCGCCGGCTCCGGGTCTCCGTTTCGGTTCAGATAGGCAAGCTCGCGGTTGAGCAGCTCTGACTTTACGCTGTCCACGGTTCCGCCGGTCAGCTGCGCGATCCTTGCAAGGTCAACCGTTCCGCTCTCATTGAGAGTGATGGTCATTGCCTGGTCTACGCTGTCGGCGTGCGTGACGGCCTGAATGGGGGCGACGGTGTTCTTCGTGAAAATGGCAGCCTTTGCGCCCACGCCGGTGTCCTTGTTGTAGTCCTCCAGGGCCATAATAAAGGCGCTGTCTCCGTCCTTGCTGACAAGCCGCTGGTTGCCCTGCTTGTGGAGAATACCATGCTCTTTCACAAAGGCGTCATAGAGGGTATTCAGGTTCTTGCGATAAATGTCGATCTCTCCGGCGCCGGCGCCGTTCACCTGGGCGTCAAGCAGCTTCCGGGCGGTGTCGCGGATCTCCAGAACAGAGGTCATGCGCTCCGCGTCCTTGGCCGCTATGTCTGCGGTCTCCACCAGGGCGCCGTTTTCGGCCTTGTAGAACTTCCCGTTCTTTTTGACGATGGTTCCGGGCTTCGCCTTTCCAGCGTCAGCCTTGATCTCCGCCCGGATCTCCTCTCCGCTTTTCTGCACGGGGTATTCCATTTTGGCGTCGATCTTTGCAAAGGCGCGCTCAATCTGGGTCTGGAGGCTGTACCTGCTGTCCAGGGGGTCATAGGTCACGATGGTGCGGCCATACTGGCCCGTGCCATAAGCGGCCTTACCAAGCAGCATTTCGGGGTGCTTGATGAAATACTCGTTGATGGCATAGTTGCCGTAATGCCCAGGTTCCGTCCAGCCCTTGTGTCCAACCTCGGTGAATGCCTCTCCCTTGTAAGGCGTGCCGGCCTCGCGCTTTTTGAAAACAAGAATATCCGTGACAACAGGAGTGCCGGCGCTCTGGAACGCGGTATTGGGCAGACGAATAGCGCCGATCAGATCAGCCTGCTTCATGAAGAAGTCGCGGGCCGCGCTGTTTTCGGCGTCCATAGTGCCTGTACTGGTTATAAACGTGGCGATGCCGCCGGGTCTCACCTTATCCAGGCTCTTTGCTATGAAATAATTGTGGATAGACTTGGTGACGGCCGCCGGGTACGCCTTGTCTGCAACGGCAATGTTGCCAAACGGGACGTTGCCAATGGCCACGTCCATGTACTCCTGCGGGATCTTCGCCGCTTCAAAGCCCTGCACGCGCACATCGGCGTTTGGGTACAGGTACTTTGCAATGCTGCCGGTGATCTTATCCAGCTCCACGGCCGTGAAAGAACGCACGCCGGAAAGCATATCCTGCGGCATAGCTCCGATGAAACGGCCAACGCCGGCGCTCGGCTCCAGCAGACGGCCGCCGGTGAAGCCCAAAGAAGCCAGGCCGTTATACATAGCGCGGATAATTTCAGGCTCGGTGAAATAGGCGTCCAGGATAGACGCCTTGGCGGTCTTATATTCTCCGTCGTCCAGGAGCTTTTGCAGCTGTGCGAACTCCTTTTCAAAGCCGTTCTTTCCGTCAAAGGCATTGGAGATCCCGCCCCAGCCGGTGTACTTCGCAAGTATTTCCTGCTCTGCCGGGGTGGCAAGCCGGTCTCCGGCCATGATATTGCGCAGCGTTTTGATGGCCGCCACATTTGCGGTGTATCTGCTCTTTGGCGTGGTCGGGATCTTGACGCCGCCCTTTTCCTGGATAACAAAGTTGTTGCCCTTGGGCTGCTCCTGATTTGCAAGATCTGCTTTCTGCTGTGACTGCTGCTCCGGGGTAACTGCCTCCAACGGCGCCGGTTCTACTCTGCCGGCGTCTCCTTCAGCTTCTGCACCCACTTTTTCACCAGTTGCTGGCGCTCGTGTTCCTCCGTCCCCTCGAACATCATTGTCATTTCCAGAGCTGTTTCCACTTGGTTCGGCGCCACTCTGAACTTCTCGTACTTTTGCTTCGATTCGCTCATTTCCCACTGGTACTTCAGTTGCCGTTCCAAGCTCGGCAGCGCCTCTGCCTCGTCCGGCCCCAGGCTCGCCGCCAGAGTGTTCGCCGCCTCCATCGCGTAGTCCGCCGCCTCGTCGCTCCGCAGACCCTGTTCCATCATTTCCCGCTTCACTCGGTCGTACTCCCTGTCGATCAGCTCCTGCCTGTCTGCCATTGGTGGTGTCCTCCTTTACTGTTTCGCCAACCTTTGCGGCCAGCTTATTCCCGTCATAGGTGAAGTATTTATTTGCGTTCTCGTCCCCGTAGCCGTTGGCAACATAAGCGTCAACAATGCGCTTTGCTTCCTCGCCGTAGTTGATGTAATCGCGCAGATCGGAGATCGTAGCATCCGGGTGTGCATCTGCAAGCACGCCCAGCAGGTCGCGGTCGGAGATTGTGCTATATGCAATCGGCGTCTTTTTGCCAGGTACAAAATACTGGACGTCATGCGCGGCCCAGTCGGCCTTTTTCGCCGGCACAAAGGTTTTCTTTTCTGCCTTAATTGTACCCTGTTTTTCGCTCGGCTGCAATACGGTTTCTGTGGCGTTGTGCGCGTCTGCCTGCCCTGCGAGATAGGCCGCCTCCGCCTGGGTCTGATTGATAACAAGATGCGTGCTGCCGCCTGTGAACTCCGCTCCGCTGCGGCCGGCGTTATACTCCTGCATCATCTCCTGGACATAATCAGCGGCGTTCTGCCCGTCGTTGAACATGGTGGTCAGGGCCTTGCTGCCCGCCTTCTCCAGGGTGGAGGCGAAGTCCCGCACGGCGTCAATGTCGCTGGGCTGTACGGCCGTTTCTGCGGCCGCTGCTGCGCGTTCTTCCAGGGCGGTGTCCACGCCTGCCGGCGCCGCCTCCTGTGTCTCTGCGGGGCTTGCAAGGCTGCGAATGGCCGCCTTAACTTCGGACAGAGGTGCGTCGGTGTTGATCTGCTGGCCGGTGGTGTTTTCCAGAATGGAAACGGCCACTTCATTTTCGGCAATGGCGCCGGCCTTGTTCCCGCTGATCTCCTCTCCGTTCATCAGCGCCGCCATACTGCTGCCAAGACTTTCCGCCTCGGTCGGCTCCACGCCCGCCTGCACAAGCTGCGTGGTGATCTCCTGCGCCGTGGGCGCCGGTGTGGTGGTTTCCTGGACAGCGGGCGCCGTCGGCTGCTCCGTAACTGCCGGAACAGCGCCGGTGACGGCCTCGCTTGCCATGCCTCCGGCCATGCCGGAAGCAACGGCGTTCAGGATCTGCGCCGCCTCTGCCGTCTCTGCGGTCGCAAGGCCGCCCTGTGTGGCCGCCGCCTGGAGTGCTGCGGCGCTCTGCTGGAACTCTGATGCAGCCTGTTCATAAGCCGTTGTGTTTCCGCTGGCCTTGGCCTCTTGGGCTGCCTGGTATGCTGCCGCGCCGTGGGTGACATTGAAGCGGGCATAGGCCGCGTTTACCTCTGCCATAGTGGCATTCATGGCTTGCTGGGTAGCTGCGTCTGCGCTTGCGTATAGATCCGGGTGGTACTGCTTGGCATACTGCCGGTAAGCCGCTGTCGCTTCTTCCTGCGTCATGCCCTTGAAGTATTTGTTTACAAGAGCATCGTCCGCGTCCATTTGGGCGGCCGTTCCGGGATCCGTTGTGTAGTTTCTGGAGAGATAGCCGAAAGCGGAGAATGCAAAACCGACAAGGGCTTCCTCCGCAAACTGGCTCATATCGAACTCGTAATTTTCCGGGTCGCGCAGATACTCCGCCGGCTGTGAGACTGCGTTGCTGCCGGACACAAAGCCGGTGCCGGAAAGACCGGCGACAACGGTTCTTGCAAGCTGGTTCCCTGCAAGGCCCTTGCCCTGGAGGAACTTTGTTCCCCATGTCCCGATGCCAGAGGAGAGAGCGCCGCCGGCCGCGCCGGAAAGCGTGTTGGTGCCTACGTCAAGCGCGTAGTCTCCCCAGCTCTGGTTGCCGGTTGCTGCGCCGCCAATGCCCTGGATCGCCTGCGTGCCTCCAAGGGAAGCGCCGCCGGATATGATGGACTGTGCGATTGCCGGCAAGGAGGAAAATCCCTCAATGGCGCCGATGCCGGTGGCAATGCCGGCCATGAGACTGAGTGTGCCGGTTGCCTGGCCTGCGGTGGCCATTCCGGGGTGCTCTGTGCTGGCCGCTGCGGTTTCCTGGAGAAGCTGATTGTACCAGTCGTCCGTGCGGTCTCCGGCTTCGTCGTCTCCGCTGATGCCGGCATAGGCCTTGCCAAGCGCAGCAGAAAGGGAAGCGGTGCCGGTTCCTTGCAGGAAGCCAAGGCCAAGCGCCTCTATGCCGGTGTAGGTCTTTTGGATCGTGGCGCCGATGTACTCGTATGCAGCTTCCGATCCCTCGGTAGCATAGATGTAGTTGAACGTCTTTACTACATCTTCGGGCAGGTCTTTCCAGTAGTCGTGCGTGGTGGCGTATAGGCTTCCGGGGCCGCCTGCGTTCACGTCGTTCAGCATGGTGCGGCTCTGTGCGGTCTCGTCTCCGTTGATGTAATCGTAATAGACGTCTCCAAAGCCGGTGTCGGTATAGGTGCCAGTCCAGGCGTTGAAATGCTCGTTGTCCGGGTTGTAGGTGGTTTTATACTGGCTCTTTTCCGCAAAGTCAGACGCCTGCGGAACCGCCTGCCATTTCAGGTACTTCTGGTACTGATCGTATGCGTCCTGATCCTGGAACTGCGCCCAATAATCGGATTCCTTATTCAGGCTTTCGCGCACGTTGGAAAGGTATTTGCTGCCCACGTCCAGAGAGGAGAGAATCTGGTTGACAGCATCCTCCCCGTAAAGCTCGTCGTACATGCTCTTGTAGGCGGTAAAATACTGCTTATAGGCATCAGATTTCTGGGAAAGCGCATCGATTCCACGGCCTGTATCGTCCAGATAGGTCCCCATCGTGTCGGCGCTCTGGTAGACCCCATCCCGTTTTGAATAGTCATCGCTCATTCTGGTGAAGAATTTCGAGAGGCTATCCAGCCAATCGTTGAACCCTACCTCCTCGTCGCGCCACGCGGCCTCGCCCTGGCTTTTTCTGGTCCACTCACCGAAAGAGGAGGGCTTGTCATCCCGCGCAATGCTGGAAGCGGCAACGGACGCAGTTGCCTGCGTCCCGCTCTGTTCCTTTGTGGTGTCCTGATTCGCGGACGCATTCTGTTGCTTCCGCTTTTTGGTCCAATCACTAAAACTCATGCTTGCCCCTCCTTATCCTCCGTAGGTTTCGATGCAATACTGAACGTAAGCCGTCAGGTACTCGGAGTAGCTGTCATAAGACGTAACCTCCGTGCAGCCCTGCCCATATTTCTGATAAGAGGCTTTCCGGCGTGCCCACTCGCTCTTTGTCATGGCCCCGGACGCGTTTCCGCTGGGCACTCCGTTTTGCTTCATGTAGGCCACAGCCTCGCTGTAATCGCTGAACGACGGGGTGCTGCTCCCGGAGCCGCCGTCGTCTCTCGCCGATTCATACAAGCTCCAAAGCTGTTCCGTCTTGGCGTTTGTGTAACCAAGCCCCAGAAGATACTCATAGGCTTTCGTGTCGCTCCCCATGCCAACCATGGTGTCCACGATTCCGGACGTGCTTCCGCCGGACGAACCGCCGGAGCCGGAGGATCTGCTTCTTGAACCGGACGAAACAGAGGCCGCCTGCGCCTTGTCATAGGCGGTTTTGAGGTTTGCAATCTCCGCGTCCGTGTATCCCAGGGCCGCATACCCGGAGAAGTCGCCAGCCGCAGCAAGCGTCTTGGCTTTCTGGAGCGCCTGGCTGTACTCCGTCTTGTCCTCGCTCTGCTGGCGGTTATAGGCGTTGTTTGCAGCGTCGGTCTGAATTCCCATCATGTTAAACAAGGCGTTCAGGGCCTCGCTCTGGCCGCTCTGCTTTGCAGATAGCTCATTCAGATACCTCCGGTATTCGGTCTCGCTCATGTTCTGGGCAAGGGTGGCGTTGTCCAGCATACTGTTCTTTTCGTCGGCGTACTGGCCACGCGCTACGGATTCCAGCTGTGCCATGTAGTCGTTGTATTGCTGCTGCGCTGCGGTGGTCGCGTAGGAGCTTGCAAGGCCGCCTGTGCGGCTTGCGATCTGCCCCAGCACGTCCTGCATGGTCAGGTTCCCTTGGTAGCCGTAGCGGTCTGCAAGGGCCTTGTACTGATCGCTGTTCGTCCAGTCGTTATAGTTGAAGTCGATGGCGGCCTGCGCCAGCTCGTCCAGCTTGCTGTCCCATGCGCTCCCGCCGTAGGAATAATTCTGGTTCTGGATCTGGGCAATGGCGTCCTTGATCTGCTGCATCGCGTCGTTTTGCTGCATACTGGAAAGGTACTGCTGCATGAAGCCCATAGCATCATCGCCGGCGAACTGCTCATACTCGCTTCCGGGCGCGGTCTTTGCAACGCGGTTCTGATAGTAGGAATTGAGGGTGTCGTAGTCGGCGCCGTTCTGAATGCCGGAGAGGAACTGCCCGTACCAGTCCGTATTGTTCAGGTTTCCGCCGCCTCCGTTCCCGCTGTTGCCTCCGACAATGCCGTTTCCGCCGGAGAGCGGATTGTATTCGTCGCCGGCAGCGCCGCCTGAATACCCGCCGCCGGCCGCCTGGGAACGAATGCCCTCTGCAAGGCTGTGCGCCGTTCCCCAGTCCATGCTGCCGGCCTCCGCAGCCTTGGTAATCGCGTCGATCTGTCTCTGCTGGTCTGTGGAAAGATGCTCTTTATCGTATTGAGATACTGCCATTTTAAGTTACCTCCGTTTCTTCGTCAGGGTGTTGGTGTGGTGGGGTTCTCCAGGGCGGTCACGCGCTCGTCCAGAGCTGCTATGCTGTCGTCGATCCCGTCCAGTCGGTCGTTGATGCCGCTCGCGGCGGTTTGCAGCGCAGCCACGCTGCTTTGCAGGGTCGTGATGTTTCCGGCCATGCTGTTGACCGCGCTTTGCAGCGCTGCGAGGGTTTGGGCCTGCGCCTGGATCAGGATATACAGCTCTGCACTGGAGACGCCGGCCGCGCTGACGGTCTTTGTCATGTTCCGAAATGAGAATTCGATCCGCTCTCCCATGTAGCGGATATACTCCTGCACCTTGGAAAGGCTGCCCTCGGTGTCCTGCACGTCCAGTCTGTCCATGCTTTCAGGTAAGACGGCCATCTGCTACACCTCGCTTCCAACGCTGAACTCCCGCATCATGGAGAGAATGGTGCAGGGGCCTTTGCCGGTCAGCTTCATTTCAAACTTGTCGCATCGGTCAAGAAGAATGCGGAGCGGAACGGCGTCGTCGGTCTTGCCAACGATTTTTGCGGTCTCCCTCCAGGGGCCGCTGTCAAAGCGAACGCTGGCCGCGACGTAGCTGCCGGCGGGAAGCTCCAGGCGCAGGGTCATTTTGCTGTGGATCTTTCTTCCCTGTACGGTCTCATAGAACGGCGTAAACTGTGCCAGCCATTCAATGGCCGCATCGTCGGTGCTGCCGACGGTCAGATATACGTCCCCATCGTCTTTGAGCATATAGAGGTCTTTCCCGATCCTGGCGAAGTCCGCGCAACAGATCGTGTCCTCGTGCACCCAGATGCCGGCGCGGGTCTCGTATATGAACAGGTGTTTCTTTGTGCCCTCTTTGACGGACAGGTAATAGCTGTCTCCGTCGTTCCCGGCCACGGCGTCCGCAAAGTCGTGATTGCCAAAGTTGGCGCTCATCAGGCTTGGAGTGCCGCCAGAATAGGCATAGACGCCGTGCAGCCCCATGTAGAAAAGCACTTCGTTGATAACCTGCAAGCTCTTGTGGCAGCCGGAGCGCAAGCCCTCAATGTCGTAGGTGTAAAGGCTGTACTCTGCCGGGTAGCTGCCCAGGATCTTGTGCAGCTTGGTTTCTTTCCAGAACAGCACGCTGGAGGAGAGCTTACAGCAGCCGGTAAAGCTGCCCTCGCTGCCCACGGCCAGGGCGTAGCTGTCGGTGGAAAGTCCCTCAAACACATTGAAGTTGGTGGGATCGCCCAGTGAGGAGGCGTACAGCGTCTGCGCGTCGTTGGAGCAGCCCCAAAGCCGGTTCTCGCTCTCGCAGATAAAGTCCATGTCGGGGATCTTCCGCTCCAGGGTGATTTCGTTGCTGGTCTCGGTCGCAGCCGTAAATGTGTTTTCCGCAACGGTGATCTCCGTCGCGGTCAGGCCCTTTATCACAATGTCCTTGTTGTTTGAGGCCTGGGCCGTGCAGCCGGTGATCGTGATCGCGTCGCCCTGTTTGAAGATCTCCGTCAGGTCTACGGCCTCGCCGCCTGCCTGCCATGCAATGGTCATTTTGGTGGTAGTGAACACCGCGCCCACGCCGGTTATGCTGGCGCCCATGTCCTTGACGGTGTTCGTATTCAGGTCGAGATACACCTTGTCCGGCCAGATCACCAGCTTTGTGTTGACAACGGCAAACTGTTTCGCGCCTGCGGTCACGGTTCCAACGACGGATCCGTCATAGAGCAGGTTTGTTCCCTCCACGGCAACCAGCTTGCCCCACGCCGTAAGGGCCGTTGCATCGGCGTATGACGTCTGCTTAACCCTGGCCTTGCGGGTGGTGATGTAGGGGTAACGCCGCGCAGAGAGGTTCAGACTGTCCGTCATGTCCCCGTCCTGGATCTGGTCGGAGTAGTTGATGCCGCGCATGGCCACGATCTCTTTGCGGTTTTTCTGCATAGCGTATGGGATTTGTGGAAGTGTCAGCATCTTACATCACCTTCCAGTACTCTTTATTGTCCGGCCGGTGGTGGCGCCTCCACCAGGCCCGTGCGTTGTTCATGGCGCTGTTGAATACCTGCATATCGTTGGCATACAGGGTGCTTTCCTGGTTGTAATAGTCGATCATGGCAACCAGGTATAGCGGGTAAATGTCGTCGTGTGGCGCCGGCATAAGCAGCTCCGCGTCGGTCTCCGGCCAGCTGTTTGCGGGTGCGTCCTGCCCGACGATCTCGGACACTTCGCCGTCCAGGTTGAAAAGCCATGCAGCTTTCTGTGCGTCGGTCAGGGTGTTGTCGCGCAGGTCGTTTGCCTGGGAAATTGCCTCGCTTACTTTCATAATTCGCTCCCTCCATTCATCGGTGGTGTGAAACCTGGTCGCAGGCGTCCTTGCAAGGCCGTAAGGCGTGTTTTCGCTTCCTCCGCGCCCTCTGCGTCGGCCACGGCTCCAAGCTGCGCCAGGGCGTTTTCCTGGGCGTCTACGACGCGCAACAGAGTAACGCAAATGTCGCAAAGCTCGCTGACGAGATCGTATTCTCCCATCACGCAGCCTCCGTCCACCCATAAACGCCGGGTTCCCATACGTTGGCGTCAACGGTGCTGATCCAATGTGTCCCGTTGTGGCTTACCTGGGCGTTGGCAGCGTATGCGTCATGGGCACCGACGGGCTGGCTCCACTCCGGCCATTCCTCCGCAGGGTCTGCCGCAAGCGTCCAAAGGCTTACTGCAACGTCGGGTTCCCAGCCTATCTGGGACGTGTGCGCCTGAATGCAGCGGTACAGGTTGTCTCCGTGGTTTCTGTACTGGCCGATCACATAGGCGACGTCAGGTTTCCATGCGCTGAATATCTCTTTGTGTTCTCCGGCGGTCACGGCGTCGATGCTGCCGGATTCCGCCAGGGTGACAAAGGCGATTTCGCTTGCTTCCTTTGCACTGTTGAGCGCCGGCGTCTTATCCACATTCCGCCAATGCTCTGAAATGGCGTAGAAGTCGTAGCAGATCCCGCCGGCCTCCGTGCTGCTGTACTGTTCGTCCACGCGAAACAGGTCTGTTATCACGCAGTCCGGGTATTCGCGCCTAACCTGGGAGAAGCTGCCGCACGGCAGCGCTGTGTGGGTGTCTCCCACGGTTTTAAGGTTCTCAACGGTCAGGCCGTTGCGTTCTGTGGTGCCGAAGATATAATCGCGTTCCATTTTGTCTGCTCCTTTCTGGCGTGTGCCCTCACAATCTCTTTCAGAAACCTCTGTAAGCCTTGCATCACGAAGAAGCGATAAAAGGCGACGCTGCTGCAATGACGCAGCTGCCCCAGGCGTGACAGCAGGCCGGCCGCAAAGCGCGGCATGATACGCTGGTGGTGCCGCCTCTTATACCGGCACAGGGCAAGCCGCCGTTTCAGGCGAAGGGCGTTCCGCTTCCGCAGCACGGTATAGCCGTGCCCGTATCGGTAGCCAAGGGCCGTTGTCATTCGCTTCGCCGTGGGGTACACCTGCCAGTTTGCTTTCACGGAAAGGCCCTTGCTGCCAAGCCATGCGGAAATTTCCAGCAGCAGCCGGTGCAGCTTTCGCTTGTTGGAGCCGAAGATCGTGAAATTATCCATGTAGCGCAGGTAATGCTTCACGCAGTCGTGCTGCCGGATCATCTGGTCGAGCGGTTGCAGGGTAGTGTTCGCGCACCATTGGCTGTAATAGGCGCCGATCAGAATGCCGTCTTTCGTTACGCGTTCCAGCAGATCCAGCACGCGCCGGTCTTTCACAAGCTCTTTCATGCGATCCATGACGACGGACGGCTGTAAGCTGTCATAGAAATGGTGAATATCCAGCTCCAGGCAATAGCGCGTGCCCTTGACGTCGTTCTTCATCCACTTCTTGATCGCCTTTTGGCCGTAGTGAATACCTCTGCCCCGGATAGAGCCGCAGCAGAAGCGATCCATACCGCGCATCATAACAGGCTCCAGCACCTGGATCATTGCGTGGTGTACGTACTGATCCGGCCAAAGGCGCGGTTCGGATATGTCGCGCCATTTGCCGGCGCTCTTGTCCCAGCGCCTTTTCAGGTTTGGAGCATGGGGAACAAAGCCGTCGTCGATGATCTCTCGCAGGTCGCGCACATAGCCGTCAATATTGGCCTCCACGCGCTGCACGGTCTTGTTTGGCTTGTGCCCTGGGTGCCAGCGGTGGGTTTTATTCACCGTGAACAGCGCCAGGCGCAGGTTTTCATCAGAGATCAGTTTTTCGTAGAGATTTCCTTTTCGTTTCACAGGGGTCTTTCCTCCTTGTAGCCTCACGATCTTTCCCTCGCTCCTTTCGGAGGGTACTAAACCGTGTCCTGTCGGCTTATCTTCGCCTTGGGGCGTGCGAAAACCTGTACCATTGGTGAGGAGGGGTGTTAGCCACACAAAAGGCAAGGTGGGGCAGCCGATGTTCGCGTTCGCGTTCGAAGTGCCGTTGTAGTTCACGTAGAAAAGCCCGTGATTCTGGTTCTGGTTATAGTTACCGCCCACGTGCAGGCACGGGTTGGACGAGTTGAAGTTCCAGTTATCGGGTGCAGACAAAGAACGTGGCTGCTTGTACAGGTAATCCCAAGTATTGTTGAAAGGTCTTGTGAGGGGGCTGCGGCCCCCTCACGCTCCCCTATCAGGGGAGTTCTTGGAGGCGGCAGCCGATGTACGCGTTCGCGCTCGAAGTGCCGTCGCAGTACACGTAGAAAAGCCCGTGATTCTGGCCCTGGTAATAGTTACCGCCCACGAGCAGGCACGGGCTGGACGAGTTGAAGTACCAGTAATCGGGAATGTAGGTGCTGTCTCCTCCATCGGCAGTAGTGGGGTACATAACCCATTCAAAGCCGGAAACGGCGGAGATATTCATAACCTTGGGATAGCCGCTGCTGGGTGCGCCAACGGCCGTTCCGTTGGCGCTGTCGCTGAAATTGGCGGGGTTCTTGATGATATTCAGGCCGCTTCCGTTGTAATAGCAGCCGTCCATCCAGTCATAGACGTTATCCCAAAGGCCCTCAATCCAGCGATACTGCGTGCCGAGGCCGTAGGTCGTCCTGGCGCTCTGCGTCGTGCCGGTGTGATAGGTCATGCTGTCGGTGTAGCCCATAGACTGCGCGGCGCTGTTGTTGCCGCAGCCGTAGCCGATCTTCGCCTGGCTGTTCCAGTCGGCGTATTCCACAAGGTACAGCATTTGGATCGTCAGGCGCATGGCGTAATCCATCTGCCATGTGGTCGTGCCCAGATTGTGAATGGCCGTCCGCGCTGCGCTGCGGGTGATATTTGCTTTTGGAGACTGGCCGGACACGGATTTGTATGCGCTGCTTCCGCAATGGTAGCGGCCGACATACACATAATCGCGTTCGCCGCTGCCGTCACCGCGATCCATGTGCGCTGGGGAAACGGAGAAGCCGGAAACGGCCGCGTCCGCGATCTGTAATTTGAGTTTGCTGCCCGTTTTCGTCCACTTAAACCAGAATTTCGGGATCTTGACCATTACGCTGCCATTGCGGGTATCTTTCACCATGCCAGACCAGGGCAGAAGGCTGTCGAAGGGGCTGCTGCCGTTGCCGCTGCTCACAGCCGGCGACGGATCCGCGAACAGCTCCGCGTCGTCCGTGCGGGAAAGGGCCGTGCTGGAGGTTCCGTCCCATTCCACGCCGTAGATGTGGTAATAGGCCAGCGCCACGCTGTACTGCTTCACGGTGTCCACGGCCACGCTCTTGCTGGCGCTGTTGCCGCTCTGGGTTGCGTTCACCGTCCATGTGCCGTATTCCGGCACGTTAAACGTCCACGTGCCGCTGCTCTCGGCGGCCGTCAGCGTGGTGGTGCCCTTGGTACAGGTGACGTTGGATCCGGTGGGCGCCGTGACGACGATCTGCGGTTTTAAGCCGAAATACTTGAACAGACTGCTGTGCGCGTCCGTCGCGCCGTTGTGCGTGTATATGGCGCTTGCGGCCGTTCCGCTCGGATCTGCGCCGGCCTGGGCCGCCGTCACGCCGTGTGGGTTGCTGGTGCTGTTCTTGTGGGTGATGAAGTCAGCAATGGCTTTCATGATCTTGCCAAGCGAAACGGACAGTTTTTCTCCGCTGGAGAGGTTTGCCAGGGTTCCGGCCTGGGAATAGGTGGGCGTCTGGTCGTTAGTCGCCACGTTGGGAACGCTGCCAAGGCCAACCTGGCTTTTTGTGACGCCGTGCGGATTGGAGGTATTGCCCGTGTGGTCGTTCAGATCGCTCTGTACGGCGGCCGCCGCGCCGGAGGCGTCGTAATTCCCAGCGAGGCCGTCAGCGTAGCTCTTGGCGCTTGCAAGTGCCGCTGCGGCGCTTCCTGCTGCGTCTGCGCCAACCTGGGCCGGTGTATAGTCTCCGCTGGCCGGCACAACGGCGCCGGATCTCCCATTGAACGTGCTCACGCCGCCTGCGGCTGCGCCCTGGGCAACAATGCTCCAATAATGCGCGTTGTTGGTGTCCTCTCCGGCGCGGGTATTCGTACCTCCAACGGCCCAGCTCTCGGAAAGCGTGGCGTCCTCTGCTGCGTCTGCTGCGCTGCCGGCCGCCGCAGTGGCGCTGGCCGCTGCTTCGGAGATCGTTCCGATGATGGTGTCAATCTCCGCCTGGAGCTGCTCTGCCTGGGTGGGCGTCACGTCTCCGCTCTCATCTGCGCTGCTGTCGTAGGAGGAGGGAAGCACGCGGAATGTGCAGCTTGTGGATAAGGTGGCCCGCGTCTCCACGCCGTCAAAAACCGTGGCGCCCTTGATGGTCATAGTCATGTCGCCGGCGTATGCTTTCGGTTCTGCCGGGATCTTTACCAGGTACACGCTGGTCTCGCCGGCTTTGAGCATATCTGCCGTGATAATGGTAAGCGTCGGGTTCGCGCCTTTGGCGTCAAGCCAGGTGATTTTCTTTGCAAGGCCGTCCCATAGCGCGGAGAAAGTGATCTCCAGCACAACATCGTTGTGGCTGCCGGCGGCGCCAACCGGCACACAGGCGCCCCTGATATACTCGTTGTTCACCTGCACGGGTACAGTTCTTGTGCTCATGTGGTTTGCTCCTTTCTGTGGAATGGAAAACGGCGCAGAGGGTCAAGAAATGCCCTCTACGCCGTGTCGTAGTGCCGTTTGGTTTCAGTATCGCGGTAAGATATTCAATTCCGCCGGAGATCAGCCCATCGTCTTGCTGGCGACGTTGTAGGCCTCGACTTCACTTTCAATGAGGTTGGCCGTGCGGGTGTCCTGATCCTGGCTGTTCTCCAGGACGGCGGCGACGTAGCGAGGAATGAGCACGCGCTTGCCGCGCTGGATCTTGAATACGCGGCCGTTGACGCAGACGGTAATATCGTCCTTGTACTTGTCGTTGTCCTTGAATGCCAGAAATTCAACCTTGTCGTTGTTCGGGTCGATGGCAGGCACGGGGGCGGGCGCTTCTGCCGGCGCCTTTGCGGCCTCTTTCTTCATGTCTGCCAGAAGCTCTGCCTTGATCTGGGCCTTAATGGCCTCCATGTCAATGGTAGGAGCGGGGGCTTCGGCGGGCGCTGCGGGAGCAGCTGCCTTGGTCTCCTCTGCTTTGGTCTTGGTATCGGTTGCCATAGGTAATTACCTCCTTCATTTAAGGCGATAGGGGCGGATGCGTCGCAGAGCCGCCCCCCTTAACGGGTTTCAGATTAGTTGGCGCCGGCCGCAAAGGTGGAAGCAGTCTCCACGCGGATCATATACTGCTCAACCAGGCGCTCGGCAACCTTTGTGGCTTTCCAGCCGCAGGTCGCACGCTGATCCAGCGGGTCGGCGGTGCCGGCGCTGCCCAGCTGCTTGACGATGTGCTGGAGGCCTCCGCCTGTGATCTCGGTCACGCCGTAGGCGTCGGAGCCAAGGATCAGGGTGGAGTACACGTCGCGGCCGGCCGCGCCAGCCTCGCCCGGATACACCTTGTCGCCGTCTGCGGGGGCGTTGGTGGGCACGGCGGAGAGCGTCAGAGACGCAGCGCCAGCCGCACCAGCGGTCGCGGATGCGATGGTAGCCAGTTCATCGTGGCTGTCATCGTGAAGGATGATTTTGCGTCCGGCAAGCGCGGTAGCCTCGTCGGCGGTGATGGCCTCGTCGACCGCGAGCACCTTCGTCGCGGCAGTCCAGCTTGCAACGGTCAGGTTGCGGGCGTCCTCGGTCAGGTTCTCCGCGTGGAACACCTTTGCCTCGGTGGTCTCCACGAAGCGGCAGCCCTCGATCTTGCCGATCTCGCCCTGGTAGATGCCGGACGGATCGGAGTAGGTCTTGACGTTCACCCACTTGGTGTCGCTCATGAGGTCATAGGCAACGTCCGGGTGGATAATGCCAACGAAGTCGCCGTTGATCCGGCGGGCGTTCATGACTTTCAGGAAGCGGACAGCGCGACGCACGGCGTCAATGGTGAGGTAGTCGTTGCCGGAGGCAGCGCCGCCAACCAGCAGATAACGGTAGGACTTGCTGCCCTCGCCGTACTGCACGTTGGTGCCGCCGTTGAGGACTTCGCGAGTGATGGTGTCCAGGGTCTTGGCGCCCTGCTCCGCGATCACGCGGGTGGCCTCCATCAGGTTGTTGTCGATGGCGGTCAGCATCAGAACGTCAGACAGCTCGACGTAGCCGCCGTACTGGGCGACGGTCGCGGAGATGGTGGACATTTTGAGCTTCTGGCCGTTGGGGGTGACGCCCTCGGTCAGGGGGGTGAGGGCCTTGGGCAGGCTGTCATACTTGCGGAACTCGATGATCTTGCCGCCGTTCTTGGGGATGGGGTGCTTCTGGCCAAACTGGTCATGCACAAGCAGGGGTTCCGCAAGGCGAATGAGATACGTGCTGTAGTACGTTTTCATTTCGCCGGACAGGTCGCCGTCCCCGGTGGTGTTGGTGTTGCCGTCAAACAGGCTCAAGCAGATGTACGGCAGCAGGAAAAGGTCTTTCAGATTTTTCATGGTATTAACTCCCTTTCGTAGTGTTGGCGCTGCACGAAGGGGAGTGGATCGCTTAAAAGCTGATCTTTTCTCCGTGTGCAACGCGGCGTGCGATCTCGTCGAAGTCGGCAAGCGTCAACTTACTGGGATCGTTCTTGATGGTGAACGCTGCACTCTGGCCGGCTGCTCCATTTTCAGCGGGGCGTTTGCCCTTGGCGCGGATATTGTCTACCAGGTTCTTTTCGGTGGTCTTTGCGGTGGCCTGGGTAGCCTCGGTCAGCTGCTGATCGTAATACTTACCCTTATAGACCATTTCCATCGGGACGCCCGCATTGATCGCAGCCATGAAGTTGCGGTCGGACAGCTCCGTTTTCAAGTCGAACTGGGGGAACTTGGCCTTTAAGGCCTGCGCTTCTCGCATCCAGCGTTCAGCCTTTTGGCGGATCTGCTGCTGCGCAAGGTCATTCTGCCGGGCAGCTTCAAAGGCCGCATTCCGTCTTTGCAAAGCATTGAACTTCTTGTACTGCTCCACGGTCATGCCGGCTTCGTCTGCTGCGTCCGCCCAGGTGGTGTCGTCGCCCTCAATGGCGGCTTTCAGCTTGGAGAAGTCGCCATCTTCCTTGATGCCGTACTTCTGGCCCAGCATATCCGCGATCTCGCGCAGCTTGACGTTCTCGGCCTCGGCGGCTTTGGACTTTGCAAAGCGGCGGTCGATCATTTCCTGGGTGCGCCTGGTGTAAATATCCTTGAACTCGTCGCTGTTGATAAGCTCGTCAAACTTTGCCTGACGTGCCTCCAGAGTGTCGGACGTGACAGTCACGCCCGTTTTGGCTCCCTCGGCGGCAGGGGCCTGCACGGTAGACGCGGCGCCGGCAGCGGTCGTGTCGGCTTCCTGCTTCCCGTACTTCACGTTGGAAAGATCGCCCGTTTTTTTGCTCTGCTGGGTGTTCACAGAGCCTGCTTTGGTATCGCCCGGAGTGCCGCCATCAGCGGGAGCTGCCGCCCCCTCGCCTCCGCCTGCGCCGGCGGCTCCGCCGTCGAACAGGTGCAGGTTGATAGCAAGCAAATGCTTGATGTACATAGAGATTTCCTCCTTATCGCGGTATTGTAAGCGCCGTGTCGCTGTGTCTTGTACCTGACTACACCAGGGCGGGGAGGGCCTACAGGTGGCCTTTCCCCGGCCCCTTTGCGTGGTGTAGCAGGAGGACAGTATCAGCGTATCAGGCAAAAAAACAAAAGTCGCCCATAAAACATGAAAATTATGAAATTATTTTTGCTTCCGCCTTGATCGTGGCCGGGTCTGATGCGGCCAACTGCATAAAGCCGACGGTCACAAAGTCAAAAGCGGTCGCGGCCTCCGCTCCGCCGGCAAACACAATCAGCGCGTCTCCCGGCTCCAGTCGTTCAAGCATGACGTCTGCGGTGGTGTTGTGAAGAAATGCGTCCAGGGTGTAGAGCAGCGTCGAGACGGCCGCGCACACTTCCATGCTGCCGGTGGCGTGCCCCTGGGCCGAAACCGTATAACGGTCTCCGTCCTGCTCCAGGTAGATCGCGGTCATTGTTGCCGCCTCCTCACTTCGCTGCCGGGTTTGCCGCGTTGCTTTTGGCGTTCATGTTCGGCTTGCTGCGTGCTGCCAGGCGCTGCCCGTAGCCGGTCATGGGCTGCTGTGCTTTCATAACAGAGCTTGCAAGGGCAGCTCCGGGCGCCTGGCCGCCTCCGCCGGTGCCTGGCATACCTGCGCTTGGTGCTGCGCCCTGGGCCGGCTGTGCGCCCGCAGGGGCCGCAATGCCGAGTGCGGCTTTAAGCATCGCGTTTTCCTGCATGAGCTGGGTGGCGATGTTCAGCAGCGTTTGTCCCTGCTGTACCTTTTCGCGTACCTGCTCTACGCCCTCAAACTCCATCATGTCCAGACACATCAGCGCTTCCTGGGCGCGTTCCGGGTTGAAGAAGCCCATCTTGTAAAGCTCTTTGGCGGTCTCGTTCTGCTCCATGCGTGAAAACGGATTTTTCTTCTGGGCCTTGATCTTCAGGTCAAAGATCGGCCGGCGGTAGAGCGGGCTGCCGGTGGCGTCCATGCCGATAGGCTGATCGCGCAGGCCCTGGTTGGAAAGGCCGATGAACTGATAACCGCCCATGCCGTTGGGGGCCGTGATGCGGAAGCTGCGCTCCTCGTCGTAGAACTGCCGGATCAGCTCAATGGCGAGCTGGTTGATCTGGCAATGTGCGCGGTAGGAGGCGGAGATCATGTCGCGGCTGGCCTTGTTGCCGGCCTCCTGGAGTGCCGCAATGGCAGCTGCCGCCGTCACGCCGGAGCCGGTGCCGCCGCTGTTGACGTCGCGGTTGGCGGCCGTGTCTTTCATCTCGTCGATCTTGAGCTGGGCGACGGTAACGTAAATGTCGTCCAGGGGCTGCGTGACGATCTCTTTCAGGCGCCGGTCGTCGATCTCGCCCTCCACGTCCACAATGGGATCGTTCCAGTCCATGAACTGCTGCTTGTTGATGTTGGTGGAAGTGGAGCAGAAGAAACGCTTCTTTGTGGCCATCATGGCGTTCTCCAGAATATTGCCGGAGAGCTTGTCGATGTAGAGCTGCGGATCTTTGCAGATCGCAACGTAGCCGAAGCCGACGGGCGTGCCCTTTTCCGGGAACATGACATCGAGCACGACGGGGTACTGCCCGTGATCGTAGAAACCGCGCTCCCGGTATTCCGGGTCGTTCTCGCTGGCATAAAGCAGCTCGTCGCCCACGAACTTGACGTAGTGCAGCAGCGTGCGGCCGTCCGGGGACTTGACTTTGTAGTACCAGTCTACAACGACGCTCTTGCCCTGGGTGTCCACGGTGTCGTCGTAGATATACTCCTTGACGTCAACGGCATTTCCTTTCAGGCGGCCCTTGTGGTCGGGGTACTGCTGGTCAAGAAGATCCTCGTCCACCAGCTCCACGATGAACAGGTTGCGGGACTTCTGAATGTCGGTAATGCCAGGCTCCCAGAACAGCTTTAGCAGGTCGATTTCCCGAATATCAATATCGCCCAGGCCGTTCTCCTTTTCGGCATTCCAGAACACGCCGTATGCGCCTGTGCCGTGTTTGAGCTTCTCCCACCAGTTGTCGCTGTAGGTCTGCTCGTAGTCGTTGTACTCCAGGATCACGGGCAGCACGCTGGAAAGGTTCTTGGCGCTGTCCTGGTCGCTCTGCTCTCTGGGCAGCACGACGGGTTCCGGGTAATTGTCCATCGCGTCCGCGTGCTTGTTGAGAATGCAGTTGAACAGCCAGGCGCTGGACGGCTCCGGCATTTCGCCGGGCTTAACGCCCTTTGCCTGTCTGCCGTCCCTGATCGCCTCCCAATGGCGCAGCTGCCACCACAGCTCGTCCTTGACAATGCGATCCTCCAGGTTGGCCTTGCCGTCCTTGTACTCTTTCAGGATTGTTGCTGCCTTTGCGACGTCCTCTTTGGTGATAGTCGGCTTGCTGTTCTGGCGCGTCAGCAGCATGGCTGCCATCTTCGGATCGATGCCCTGTGGCGGCTGCACGCCGGGCACGCCGGTGCTGGGCGGCTGCTTTGGCATGAACGCCTGGCCGCCGGTGCCCATGCCTGGGATCTGCTGCATGGCAGGCTGCCCGGTAGGCGGCTGCGCCTGCCCCTGCTGGGGAATGGTTGGCGCCGCCTCGTCGGGCCGGCGCTTCTGAAAATTGAAAGCCATTGTGTTACCCTCCATATCGTCAGTATTTCTTGTAAAAAGCATAGCGGTCGTAGTTGTAGTCTGTTTCTGTCGCCAGCGGATCGTAGACCACCAGGGGCGGCGGCTTGTTGATACGCGGTGCAATCGGGTTCTTCATGCACACATAGCGCAGCTCGTCGTAAATGTGATCCTCACCGTCGGTGTCAATGTCCTCAACGTCCTTTTCGTCGTAGACCAGGTTCGGAACGGTGCGTATGAAGTGCTTGCAGGTGTTGAAAACATAGAGCATGGGCACGCCGTTTTCATCGAAAGCCAGCCTATGGTGTACCTGCATCTTGCCGTCTACGCGGGCGTGATCGCCTTTCTCAAAATAGCAGCGCTCACGTTCCAGCAGGGCGCCTATGCTCTCCGTGCCTTGGCTGCCCCAGATTGCCGGATCTCCCACGCGGCTGATCCGGCGGCCTTTCAGGTTGGGATCTTCCGCCTCGATCCTGCGGATCTCCCGCGCCACTTCCGCCGGCTCCAGCTTCACGCCGGTGTTCGGCGTGCCGGTGCAGCCGTAGTATTCGCGGATGCGGTACATTCTCCGCTCGTGATCCACGGCGTACCAGGCGACGGAGAACGGGCGGGAATAGCCCCAGTCCAGGCCGCACCAGATCGCCCAGTCCGACGGTACCTTGAACGGCGCGATCACATGGGTGTTGATGCGGTCGGCGTAGTGGTCGCTGTCGTTCCTCCATTCGGTAAACACCTGGCCGGCGAAAGTGTCCCAGTCTCCGTAAAGCAGCGCGTTGCGCTCTTGCTCCGGCATGGAGGCAAGGCGGGTGATGTATTCAGGATCATTTTGCAGCAGGATTTTGTTGTCAAAGACGGAGGACGGGACAAATATGCGGCTTTTCCAACGCGTTTCCTCGTGGCCGTCTGGGTATCTGATCTTCACCTGCTCCCAGACTGTTTGCATAGGCTGTGCGGCCGTGATAAACCGCTCCTTTACCCATCCGTGGCCGATGCCTCCGGGGTTTGCCTGGGCGCGCATATAGCAGCGGGTGCCTGGGCCATTCGGGCGGTTGCGGGAGAACATATAGCTGTACTCCTCCCACATGAACTGCGTCAGCTCGTCGAAGTCGATAAAGTCATAGCGTTTGCCCTGGTAATTCGTGCGGTCTTTTGTGTGCTGCATGGAGCCGAAGAAGATCTTGGCGCCGCTGGGGAATGTCCAGACGTGCTTGCTGTCGTTGAAGCGTGCCCTGGGGTATGCCCGCCGGTAGATCTCCGTGGAGCGATCCATCAGCTCCGTCAGCTGTGGGAATGTCTTTCGCAGGATCAGTCCGCGATAATACGGGATCTTCACCTGGCGTAGCGCCTCCGCCAGGGCGCAGTCTGACTTTCCGCCGCCGGCAGCGCCTCCATACAGGGCCTCGTCCTCAAATCGTGCCATAAGGGCTGCTTGCCTGGGCTGCGGCCTCCATACGGTGTTTCGCGTGGCAGCTTTACCCATCAGCACCACCTTCTTGTCCGGGCGGCCCTGGGCTTTCCATGACTGGCGGAAGCTCTACCACGCCGGTGCTCTCGTCCTCGTCGTCAGAACTGGCGCCCTTATCGTACATACCAAGATGCTTGCAGAGCATATCCAGCGCCTTGAGCTTGTCGCAGAGCTTGACCTCGCGCTCAATGGCTTCCTCGTAGTCTCCGCTTTCGTTCTTGTGAGGGACGTATTTGACCTTCACTCCGGCAATGACCTTTAGGTCATCCTCACCAGCGGTTGACTTCACTTCTGCCGTGTTCAGATCGAGAACGTCAGACGGGTTGCAGAAAGCGACGCGGGCCAGCTCCTCCAGCACACGATCCTGGGATATTCCGGTTCTTCTGCTCCTGTCCGCTTTCGCACACGCGATAGCGTCCGCGACTAACCTTTTTTGACACAGCTTGTGGCCGGTCTCGGCTGCCGTCCGTGGTGAATAGCCGGCACGAATGGCGGCCTGGGTAGCGTTCAGATCTTTCAGGTATTCATCGACAAAGATCTGCTGCTTGTCCGTCAATACGCCTTTTCCTCCCATGCCGTCACCGCCTTTCCTCGTGGTTTCAGATTAAGCATAGCAATAGTTTTACAGTTTTTCGCCCAAAGGGACGTATTTATTCCGCTTCGCGGTGGGTGCCCCATCCCAAAGAAACAAGAAAGAAATCAATAAAGAAAGAATAAAGAAACGGGTTTCCCCATTAAACCTTTGTTAGTCCGTCGTCCGGGTCGTATCGATAGCAGGTAATTCCGTGCTCTTTCAGCTTCTCCATGACAAGGTTCTGGTTCTTTTTCATCGGCGTGGATCCGCGCGGTTTCACTTCTACAACGCATATCTCTCCATCTTTCACGCAAAAGAAGTCCGGCCATCCTCTTTTAGTGACAGTCCAGCCAGCTTCACGCATGGCGTCAAAGCAGGCCGCCTCCGCGCTGTTCCTTGGCTTTCTGAAAGACACGCCGTTTTCATAGCTGGTTTTTCCCATGCTCTTAACTCCTTTCCAGAATAGGGGAATACCCTGGACGGATAAACCGCCCAGGGCTAAAGCTGCTATTTAGTTCGGCTCATACGGCGCCGGTGGCCACATCTAGGCAAGAGGCTTTCCGTATATCCATTTGCTCCCGTCGTATCTCCTCATGCAAACCGTTCCTGTCGCTTTGGTCGTGACAAGGTAATTTCCGGGAAGCTCCGGGTCGAATTTGGTCTCCCATTCGCAAGCGTTCATTTCTTGCCGCCTTTCTTCTCCAGCTCATATGTGGCGCCGAAGCGCCGTTTCCCGCAGTTGGAGCAGGTGATCTTGTTGTCCACGCCGCCGGCGACGCGTGCCAGCTTATAGCCCTCGCGCAGCTCGGCAGCGCACTTCCCGCAGAGGTCGAGCTTCTTGCTCATGTTGCCCTCCTGTTCCAGGCGTCGGCTGCTTCCTGCGGCGTGTCCCACCATTCCTCGATCATGCCGCAGCATTTGGAGCAGCAAGCGAGGTACCGTGTAGGGAAATTTCCGCTGCTGCTAATATCAGAATTAATCTCTCCAGGCTCTCCGCAAAACGGACAGGTGTCCAGATCAAATCCGTCAACGGTAGGATAGCCGCCGTAATTTCTGTTTTTCGCGTTCATTCTCTGCCCTCCCAGTCGGCGCAGCTGTCCGAGTACTCCGTCCAGTCGGTGCAATACTCGCTGTCTCTGTTCACGCATACCCAGCCGTCGTCAATATCCTCGTGCTTGTGCCAGCGACAGGTGCCGCAGCATTTTTTCTTATCGTCCATGCCTATACCTCCCGGATCGTGATGCCGAATTTTTGCAGCATGAGCTTCCGCTTCACGGTGTAGAGCTTATATGCCGCGCTCTTGGGATCTGCGTAGCCCTTGACGTCCTCTACCACGCGCTTGCAGCCGTCGTTGTAAACGAAGTCGGCTATGTACTTCACGGGCTGCTCTTTCTTCCCATCCTCGCGCACCTGATGTGGGATCAGTTCAAAAGGCACCTGGCAGCGCAGGCCGGTGATCTCCCCGGCACGCTGGAGCAGGTCCAGCTCCCTGAAACGCTTGGCCTCTTTCTCGCTGTCGAAGTGTCGCACGGTGCCGTCCGGCATGATAACGTCGGTTGGCTTGGCGTTGTACTTGTTCTTGGGCAGCGTCTTGCCCTCACGGCCACGCTGCTGCTTTCCCAGCTTCTGAAGCACCTGCTGCTGGGCTGCCGGCCCCAGGCGGGAGAGATCCTTGCTATTCATTCCCACTGTCGCCGGCCTCCTCCCTGGGCGCGATCCCGATGATGCGGTCGTCGCCCTGATCGTCCACGAAGATCTCCCAGGCCTCCAGGGCTGCCTTGACGTCAACCTTGGTCGTGGCGAGGCGGTAGCCCAGCAGCTTGCCGTCCTCCTCGCGTTTCTCGCCGTAGCGCTTCACGATCTCGGTGATAACGGCGTCGGTCATTTCGCGGATCTGCCGGTTGGCGGCCACAAGGGTGGTGTTATCTTTCCGCAGCTGGGCCGTCTGCTTGCGCTCGTGCTCCAGCTGATTTTCCAGAACTCTGATCTTGTCAACGTTTCTCACGGTTTCTTTTCCTCCGTCTCGTAGTATTTCAGCAGGGCTGCGGCCACAGAGCATTTCTGCCAGTCTCCGGCGCAATAGGCGTTCATGTAGGCGTTGGCGCTCTCCGACGTCGGAAACGTCACGCGGCCGCCCTCGCAGCTGATCTCCTGTTTCCCGTCCCACTTGAAGAACGGGCACGCCCAGAACTTGTTGCGCTTCATTGCGACGCCCATAACCGCAGCCCTCCCCTCGCTTTGGTCTCACAGTCCGCCGTCCAGGCGGTCGAAGTCGTAATTCTCCGCGTCTCCCAGCGTCCTGATATTCCGCTGGTGCAGCTTTCCAAGCACGCCGTTGATGTACTTCCAGTCTCCGGCCTTGCCGGCGTTCCCGGCGGCCTCAAATGCGTACATGAGCAGGTCGCGGTTGTGCTGTGATAGCTTAACCTCCCAGGTGTCCGTCACTTCGTCGTGGTGGCTCTGGAATGCAGCCGTGAACACGTTGGCAACGTCGATCCTGGTCGGGCGCCGGCTCGTAAAGGCCTTGAATACCTCGTCCGTGAGCGCTGCGCATTCTGCGTAGGTCTCCTCGTTCATGCCGAAAAACACGCTGGGGTCGAGACCGCGATCCCGAAAAAACTCAATCACGGCGTCGCTCGCCTGTGCACGCACGCCCGCGTCACCACCACCACCAGAGAAATAATTTGGTCTGGTTAGGTCTGGTACGGTTAGGTTAGGTACGGTAGGAGCGTTACATAACGTATCTGTAACGTTACATGAAGCGTTACCGTCTACGTTACTGTCACAACCGGCCTCTTGCGATTTCCGTTCGCGGTAACGTTTCACTCTGTCGCGGGTTTTTGCCTTTCTGTTTTCCTCCTGCTCCATAAGGAGGCTTGCGTATTCCTCCCAGTCATGCAGCCGCATATCCGCGTCGAGATAGCCGGACTTCATAAGGGCCTGTATCAGCACGTCAGGTTTCTTCTTCCATTGGCACGCTTCCGCGATAGAGCGGGGAGAACAGCCGGAAAGATCGCCGTCACAGGCGTTCTGAATGGCCCATGTCCACAGGCACACCAGCAGGCCAACGGCCAGGGTGTTTGGATTGAACGCTGTGCTGGACAGGTTCAATTCATCTGCCAGGCGTGAAGTTTTCGGATGCTGGGGCAGGTTGGAATATACCTGTATCCACGGTATCACGGCGGTTCACCACTCTTTCTGCGTTACTCCTCGCTTGCTGCCGGCTGCGCGATCACTTCGCCGGTGGTCTCGTCAACGGGCACATAGGCCGTGTCCTGGCCCTCGTCGGCCTCGATCACGACGCCGGGGACGGAGTACATATCCTCGCTGATCTCCGTCTTGATGGTCTCGTCCTGGGCCATGCCGCGCACGAAGTCGCTCTTGAGCGGTGCATATTTAAGAACGCGCTTGAGGACGGTTTTCTTCGCCATCTCCTCAAAGTTGGTCTGCCAGGGGCCGCTGGTGTAGGCCTTGCTGTACTTCTGGGCATGGGCGCGAATGTCCTCCATGCTCATAACCTCAAAGCCGTAGCCTCCGTCCTTGGTGCGAAACACGGCGTAAACGTGGGTTGGTTCGCCTCTGCCGGTCTTGGCGGGAATGTGCTTCAGCTCCGGCTCCAGGCCGAAAGAATAATCGAAGTCGTCATTCTCGTACACAACCTGTGCCTGGATCACGCTGACTTCGCCGCTGCGGTATGCCAGGTCAATGAGGCCCTTATAGCCAAGCTGGAACTGGCACTCGCTGCAATGGTTCTTTCCGTTCCAGAACGGGATCAGGTATGCCTGCCCCAGCGGGGTGTTGGGTTCCATGCCCAGCTGCGCGGCGGTCATCATGGCGCCAAGAAAGCTCTGGGGCGTGGTCTGTGCCAGCTTCGGGTTGGTAGACAGAGCGGAGAGAACAATGCGGGTGAAGCGCTCCGGCGTGATAACGGAGGGCAGCGCCTTGCGGATCTCGCCCTCCATCTGCTTGATGTACTGCTGCATGGTGGGCTTGCTGGTGTCCATTCTCGCGGCGGCCTGGGTGGTCGCCTTTTGGATCGTACTGTTTGCCATAATCTTGTCCTCCTGCTTTCATTCAGTTTTCGTTTTTCTTCTCCAGAACCTTAAAGGGCCGGACGTTGCTCACGCGATAAAACGGGGAGAGGTCGATGCCGGGGTATGCCTGGGCGAATGCCTTTGCCTGGAATGTTTGTCTCTGCTGTGACTTCCAGCTGATGCTGTAGCCGGTGCAGGCGCCGCGCTCTGCGTCCTGGAGATCTGCTTTCAGGGTGTTTTCGATCTCCGTAAGGCGCTCGTCAATGGGCTTGCCCTGGCGTTTGAGCTGCATATACTCGTCCAGCAGGCTTTCCCGGCCGAACAGGTCGCGGCCCTCGTCGCGGCTCTCGCTGTAAATGACTTGCAAGGCCTCTGCGGTGGCCTCTGTTCCGTCCGTCGCCGGCGGCACGTCCTCTTTGACGTTGTTCCAGAACGTCGCCTCTGCGGCCATCAGAGCGTCGATCTCCGCCTGGTCGCGTTCCAGGGTGAATGTGAAGAAGCCACGTCCGAATACAAGGACGGCCAGATACCAGCGCTCCCAGCCGGTAACGGCCAGGTAGTGGACGCATTGGGTGTAATACTTCTCCGGGAACTCGCCGCCCTCGAATTGCTTAACGTCCAGGGTGGCGGTGGTCTTGCACTCCAGGCCGGCGTACTCTCCCAGAACTGCGCGGTCAATGTCTGCGTGGGCGTAAGGGTAACTGCGGTTGTAGATCATGCGGTTGGCGCGGTTCACCTTTTTGCCGGTTTCCTCCATCCAGCGCCGGGCAACGTAGTCCTCCAGGTCGCGGCCCTGGCGCATGGCCTCGTTGTCAGGCTTGTCCGGCAGGCGGCCGGTCTTGTCGGCCCATACGGTGTAGGGGCTTGCGTAGGCGTTCAGGCCGATGATCGCGGCCGCGTCGCTTCCGCCGATTGTCTTGCGGCGCTGGGCAAGCCATTCCTCGCGGCTCATGCCCTTTGTGGAAATGCTCTCTGTTTTCTTCATGCCGTTTCCTCCCAGGCGTCCGCCGTGGTCACGCAGTTGTCGCAGCCCACGACGTCGCCGTTTTTGTCCTTGTAGAACGTGTCTGTCTCCTCACCGCAGATTGGGCAGCGGGGAAGGGGCGGTTCCGGGGGCGGCTCTAACGGCGGCTCCGGCAGGTTCCAGTCGTTATACATCGCGCACCAGGCTTTCAAGGTGATCCAGCTTCTCGCATTCCATATCGCTGTTGTCACCGAAGATCACGTCGAGCTGGGAGAGCATAATAGAGACGTCTGCCCGCTCCTCAGCGACGTGCTGCATGATTGCATCGTCCGCTTCCTGGCTGATAATATCCTCGCTGCGGATACGGCGCTTGTACTTGTTCAGCGCCACGGTCAGCTCTGCCATTTCCTCAATGGCCTGGTCGATCTGGGGGATTACGCCGAACTTGTTGACGGCTGCCTCGTAGAGGGCCATTTCCTTTTGCTC